AAACAAACAAACAAAACTTGGTATTTGAAATGAACGACGAACAATTAAGAGTTAATACAAAAGGTCAGATAATCTAATGAGTTATTTAATATATGTTAATGAATTAGGGCCTAATTATAAAGGTGACAACATATATGAATTTATTTTCTCGGATAGTTCGGAAGACGTTTGGGGTGAAGCTTGGGAATCAAAACCATCTAACGGTTACCCACTCCCACCGGACATAGAACACATAAAAACAGTAGGAGTTTTGAAGAATGACCAAATCACAATGTCAGTAATTCAAAACTCTGACTATTTTTCGATGATAGATTCAATGGATGATATAATCGCATTATGTTGGGAAAATGAAAGTGAAGACGTTGACTTCACCCGTCAAAAAAGATTGGTATTTAAGTTTGGAGAAACAGAACAATCAGTCAAAGATAAATTATACGAAAGAGATATCGTATTAGAGTTTGAAAAAAAAATTGAATATGAACACTAATCAAAAAAAATTAAAACTAGTGAAGGAGGGGATTAAAACATCTACTCTAAATAAAATGACTGATAGTCAGGTTGATACGTTGTTCAGTAAATTACAAGAACAAGTTACAACTACAACTAAACAAGTTAAAACAATTACGGTTCCTCAAAATATTGCAAAAAGTACAGGTGCCGACATTGGTAATGTAAATGTTAAAACAGATGAAAATGGAAATGTGGTTGCAACTGAAATGACGGAAGATGACACATTAAATGTGGTTCAAGACCCAGATGCTACTGAAGATGGAATGGGTATGTTTGAAGAAAAAGAAATTGACGAAAAATTTGAATCAAAAAAACAACAAAAATATTTCTTTGCCAAATGTGGCGATGGAAAAACAAAAGAACAAAAAAAATGGTGTAAAATGGCTGATGAGTTTGCAGAAAAGACTAACTTTGCTAAACTTCCTGAAAAGAAAAAAGAAACAAAAGAAGAATTTGGTATGGGTGACTATAATAAAAAAATAGCATCTGTTGTGTCTAATTTACATATGAAAAATTTAGACCAAACAACAACACCTAATGTTGAAATTTTTGGGGAGAGTGAAATAGAAAAACATATTATGAGACTCGTAGAAAAACACATCACACCTAAAATGTCTAAAAAAGATTTTAATAATCTTTTAGAAGGAGACACAAAAACTGCACCCGCAAAACCAAAGGTTAGTCCTGGTACAAAACCAAAACATCCGTTCCAACCTGACCCTGATAAAAAAGGGGCTCCTAAAGCGATGAAAAAAGAAGTTGGTGAAGGAACTGAAGTTGCTCCGGCAAAACCAAAAGTTAGTCCTGGTACAACACCAAAACATCCTTTTGCTCCGGACCCAAGTAAACAAGGGGCTCCAAAAGCAATTAAAAGAGAATTACCAAGTTTTTTAAAATTTAATCAGTTAGGTCTTAAAACAAAATAGTTATGAGCGTAAATTTAAAAATGGAGAAAATATTAAAAGTCAAAAGTGACTTAGATAAAAAATTAGTTAACGAAGGGTTAACCGGTAATCAACAAACTATGTTAAACGAAATAAATCGTCGTTTAAATGAAGCTCCTGTTAGTTATGATGGTCCTGAAAGAATGGAACCGGGTATTGAAAGACAAATCAATCAAAGAGAAACACCATATAACGAACATCCGGGATTACCACAAGATGGTGATAGAGATTTTGTTGAACTAGTTTCTTCACAACGATTTAAAGACTCTGTAGATAAAGTAAGAAGATTTTTAGGTGATACTACACCAATACAAGGAGATAATCCAATGATGGGACTAATGAGTTCTGTTATGGGTAGTTTACAACAAATTAAAAGAGTTGAAGTTCAACACAAAGAATATCTTGAAAATTTGGCAGTTAATTTAGTTAAGAAAGAATTAGGTATTCCTGAAGGTCAATTACAATTTGATGTAGAATTAGTTAGTGGTCCGATGGGAGCGTCTGAAGGAATGCAAACACAACCTGAACAACCGGATGAAGAAGATGTAGAAGAAGCGTTCAAAGAGAGTGAAGAACACCAAGAAGAAATAGAAGACTTTATGGATTCTATGGAAAAATTTAATTTAGAGAAAGCAAAAAGAAGAATGATTAATTCATTAGTTCAAGGAGCAGCATTTAAAGGTGGTCATATGTATACGTTAGTTAGTGATGAGATAAATAGATTAAGTCCAAACTTATTAAATTTATACGGTGTAACACAATCACTAATGGAACATTTATATTGGTTATATCCGGATATGGAAAATATGGCTGGTGGTGGTGGTGGTCAAATGGGACAATCAGAATCAGACCCTGAAACTGACCCACCAACAATTAAAGCAAAAGCATTCACGTTTCCTTTATTGGTTCACGAGATAGTTAAAGGTATTTATTCATTATATGGTGACCAAGGCTTACCAAACGACCCTGTTCAAAGAAGTATGGTTGTTGGTGCTGAAGATACATTACCAGCAGAAATTTGGGATTCAAGATTAGGTCCTGTGTTTTGGGAAAAATTCAGAGAATCTTGGCCTGATAAATTATACGAAGACGACCAAAGACATCTACAACAATACTTATTTATGAAATTGTCTCAATTAGAGGCGAAGGACTTTGTAGTATTATCAAAAGCTATTATGGCTGATAAACCTGAAGCAAAAGAGGTAATAAATAGAATGGTTAACGAAATCGTTGAAATCCTTAAAAAACACGAATATGAATCAAAAATGTCAGATGACGAAGATGGTGAGGATGATAGTGAAAATTATGGAGATTACGGATTTGATGACTTAGATGACTTAGACGATATTGATTTATCTTCGTTAGGATTCTAAAAATTACCGACAACATTATGTATGTCGAATTTAACAAGAGAACAAGTATTAATAGAATACGTAAAATGTAATAGAGATGTTGAATACGCACTTAAAACGTATTTAGAAACATATGATAATACGGTTAAAAAATATGTTCCATTGGAACTTTTCCCTGACCAATTAGCATTACTCAACGATTACGAAGAATACAATGAGAATATAGCATTAAAGTACAGACAGGCCGGGGTATCAACAGTTACCGCGGCTTGGATGTCACGTAAACTTATATTTGCAAGAAAAGACGCTCCCGAGAAAATATTGATTATTGCCAACAAGTTGGATACATCATTGGAGATGGCGAACAAAATAAAAGCGTTCGTTGGTCAATGGCCGTCTTGGACCGGTGTTGAATTTGATAAAGCCAAAAATTCCCAAAAACATTATAAATTAACAAATGGATGTGAGGTTAAAGCCGTTGCAACATCTAAGGATGCCTTGCGTGGATTTACACCAACCATACTTGTATTTGATGAGGCGGCCTTTATCGAGGCCGATAGTGATTTCTGGTCTGCCTGTATGGCGTCCCTATCTACGGGGGGTAAAGTAATTGTGGTATCAACACCCAATGGTTACGACCAAATTTATTATGAAATATATGACCAAGCATTACGTAATATGAACGACTTCAAAATTACGGAGATGTTTTGGTATAGAGACCCAAGATACACTAGTGATTTATTTTTAGTTAAAACAAACGATATCATTCATTATCTTTTAAATAAAGAAGATTATAAATCAGATGAATTTATTGATTGGTCAAAAATACCTTATAAAGATAGAAACTATGTAGAATTAAGAGTTCTTATGGATGCCGGTTACAAACCTTGTTCTTCTTGGTTTGAAGCGATGGTTAAGAAATTAAAATACGATAAACGTAAAGTATCTCAGGAGTTAGAATGTAACTTCTTAGGTTCCGGAGATAACGTATTTGATTCTCTTATGATGCAAGATATTCGTGAAAATCAAGTGAAAGAACCTGTTAGTAAAATGATGGGTAATGCTCTTTGGATTTGGAAAGAACCCGTTGTTGGACATAAATACATTATGGGTGTCGACGTTTCTCGTGGAGATTCAGAAGATTTTAGTTCATTTCAAATTGTCGACTTCGATACAATGGAACAAGTTGCCGAATTTGTCGGTAAATTACCACCTGACACTATGGCAGAAATTTGCCATAAATGGGCGACAATATATTCTTGTTTCATTGTAATTGATATTACCGGTGGAATGGGGGTATCAACATCAAGAAAACTACAAGAAATGAATTATCGTGATTTATATGTTGATGGTGTTGATTTATCTAATAAATGGAAATACGACCCAGCTGCGGCTGATAAAATTCCCGGAATAAATTTTAATAATAAAAGGGTTCAAATTATTGCGTCATTTGAAGAGGCGATGAGACATAAATTCAGAATTTATAGTTCTCGTTTATATAATGAAATGAACACCTTTGTATATATCAATGGTCGACCTGACCACCAAAAAGGACATCACGACGATTTAATTATGTCAATCGCGATGGCCACTTACGTTGCGGAATCTTCATTTAGTAAATTAACAAAGGTTACAGAACATACTAAAGCAATGTTAGATTCTTGGTCTGTTAATAATAATGAGGCTATTAAAGAAAGTATTAATTTTGACCCTGTGATACCTATGTATCAAAATAGGGTTAACCAATTTAATGGTCAACAAGTCAGTAAAGACGATTATGCAAAATATGGCTGGTTATTTGGAGTTAGGTAATATTTATCAAATAAAGAATAATGGGTTTAACGGAAAGAAAAAAGTCAGGTAGGATATTTGACGGGTCATTACTTAATGTTCCGGGCCAAGGAATATTGACCAAAAAAATTCAATCTTCATTTACAAAAAATTTACCTTATCAATCTGATATTAATGGGGGAGTACCTCCGTTACCTACACCGTCTATTACACCATCGTCAACTCCATTATTACCTTGTGACTTTACTGGTGTAGATATTACTACACAGACACCTACACCAACACCGTCAAATACTCCTACACCAACTATTACGCCAAGTACAACACCATTAAACTGTGATTTCACATATGTTATTGGTTCTATTACAAATACCCCAACACCTACAAATACGGTAACACCAACAAATACTCCAACAAATACGGTAACACCAACACAAACACCAACAAATACTCCAACAAATACGGTAACACCAACATATACTCCAACTCCAACGGTTACACCTGCGGAATGTAGCATTTCATTAGATAATGTTGTATTAATCTCAGGAACAACTTGGGCTTATTACTTTAATAATTTACCAGCAAATTGTGAACAATTATTCTTATCATATTCGTTAGATAATGATAATTGGACTTCAATTGAAGTTAATGATTGTTATACAAATCCAGCCTTATATGATATCGGTCCACTTGGTGATGTTTTAATTTATTTTAGAATAACTCAAGAATGTGGTGGATATCCAACAACATCAAATGTTTTCACTAGTTGTACTAATTGTGGTTATTATGAATTAAGTGGAACTTATTTCCCTGTATTTGGGTCGTACTCTACTTTTGAATATATCCCTTGTGATGGAAGTAGTCCAGTCACAGTTAATGTTGATAATAGTTATCTTCCATTTATCCCACCACCTGTAGTAAATGTTTGTGCCAAATGTTCTTATGGTGTGGTAAAACTAATAGGTAAAGGTTCTTATACTTTAATAACAAATATTTGCCCAAGTCCTACACCAACACCAACTCCAACTCTTACCCCAACACCTACAGTTACATTAACACCAACATTAACAAATACCCCAACTGAGACCCCAACAAATACACCAACTGAGACTCCAACAAATACACCAACTAATACTCCAACACCTACACCAACTAATACATTAACACCAACATTAACACCAACAAATACTGAAACTCCAACAAATACACCAACTAATACTGAAACTCCAACAAATACACCAACTAATACATTAACGTCAACACCAACATTAACACCAACTAATACATTAACACCAACACCGACAATGACGCCAACACCAACAAATCCATATGCACCGGGTAATAATGTATTTGTCGATAATTTTACTAGAGCCGCGGTTAGTCCGGGTGGTACTCCATCAATTGCATACACATCTACAATAACAAATCTTGGTAATATTGGTATTGGTGCGGGAATTTTCCTAAGAATGAGGTCGGACACTACTCTCACAACAGGTAGACTTTATACTATGTCAACGTATACTTTAGTCGGTAATCCTAATTTCTATTCTCAATTAAATTTAAACCCAACAATTGTTAATTGGTCTGTGAATGTAAGGAATAATTACAACGCAATTTTAGATGGGTTTGATTCAGGTCTTTTTGGTCAAGCAGTTATTTTAGCATCAAATGGTAGTGACGTATTGACTAATGGTAATGGATACGCATTAGTTTATGGTGGTTCAGGAACTAGACAGTGGAGATTAGTTAGTTTCACAGGAGGATTACAAGCAAACGCTAATATAACAACAATTTTATCAACACCATTGTCACCAGGATTTTCGGATACGGATTATTTAAGCTTAAAAGTGTCTTACAATTCAACAACAAATAATTGGACTTTATCTTTTAGAAATGATGGTAATTCTGATTGGATAGATTCTAGATTAACAACAGGATATAGTACCCCTAGTTCAGCAACAAATTCAACATATACCAATGTAACATTAGATTCGTTCGGATATTTCTATAATTTTGGAGCAACACCAACTTTAGTCAATTCTCTTTTTGACAACTTTAACGTATATTACAATTAATAAAATATGGGAACAATTATAGAAATATTAACAACAAATTACGACGGACAATTATCCGATATTACCTTTTACCCTTGTTCGGGGGGAAGTATTAATATTGGGCAAGTTACCTTACCATATAATTACGAAACAGAAGATTACTACGGTACATATGTTATTTATATACCTAATTACGATAAAACTTGTGAATTAGTTGTTCCTTGTTTGTCCCCAACACCAACATTAACACCAACAAATACGCCAACAAATACACCAACAAATACACCAACAAACACTTTAACTCCAACAAATACCGAAACACCAACAAACACACCAACATATACTCCAACAAATACGGTAACACCAACGTATACTCCAACACCAACATATACTCCAACACCAACGGTTACTCCTGCGGAATGTAGTATTACGTTAGATAATGTTGAATTAATCTCAGGAACAACTTGGGCTTACCACTTTACTAATTTACCGGCAAATTGTGAACAATTATTCTTATCATATTCATTAGATAACGATAATTGGACTTCAATTGAAGTTAATGATTGTTATACAAACCCAGCCTTATACGATATTGGTCCACTTGCTAACGATATTTTAATTTATTTTAGAATAACTCAAGAATGTGGTGGATATCCAACAACATCAAATGTGTTCACTAATTGTACTGATTGTGGTTATTATGAATTAGACGGTGGTTTAGGTAACGGAGGTATTTCAACTTTCCAATACCAACTTTGTAGTGGAGGTGCTCCGGTTACCGTGAATATCCCACAAATAGAAACTATTCCAACAAATAAAGTTTATGTATGTGGTAAATGTTCATATGGTATAAATAAATTAACTATATCAGGTAGTTATGAGTTACTTACAAATGTTTGTCCTTGTGATTTAACAGGGGTTGACCTTCCTTCACCTACATTAACACCAACAAATACCCCAACACCTACGTATACACCATCACCAACACCAACACCTTTACCTCCATTTATTTCAGTTTGGAGAACAACAACACCATCTGAAAGTATTACATTACCATATTTAATTGATGGTACTTATGAAGGTATTATTGATTGGGGTGACGGTAATACATCAGTAAATTCATACGCAAATAGAACACATACATATACCTCATCAGGTGACTATACAGTAACAATTACAGGAACTATTAAACGATTTACTTTCGCATCTACATCACAATTTAATTATATTAATAATAGTAAAATTAGAGAAATACTACAATGGGGTTCGATTAATTTAGGTAGTGACTATAATAATTTTTACAATTGTGTTAATTTAATATTAACAAATGTGACGGATGTTTTAAATTTATCTGAAAAACAAACTTTAATATCTTTATTTCATAATTGTAATTCAATAACTACAATTAATAACATCAATAGTTGGGATATATCGAATATTACAGATATTAGTAATACGTTTTATAATACTCAATTTAATCAGGACATTAGTGGATGGGATGTTTCAAATGTGAATGTTATGAATTATACATTTTATAGTACACCATTTAATCAAGACATTAGTGGGTGGGACGTTTCAAATGTGACTAGTATGTTCGGTATGTTTTGGGATACACCATTTAACCAACCTATAGGTATTTGGAATGTTTCAGGCGTTACCAATATGGGTAATATGTTTACTAACTCTACGTTATTTAACCAACCGTTATCGGGATGGAATGTGTCTAATGTAACTAATATGTCTCAAATGTTTGCGGGGACCGCATTCAATAGACCTATTGAAAATTGGGATGTTTCAAAAGTTAGTAATATGTACTATATGTTTAATAACGCTACGTCATTTGACCAACCATTATCCGGATGGAATGTAAGTAAAGTGTTTGTTATGCAAAATATGTTTGCGGGAACTCCATTTAACCAACCTATTGGAAATTGGAATGTATCGGGTGTTACTAATATGGGTTATATGTTTTATAACAATTTAGTATTTGACCAACCATTATCAGGGTGGAACGTATCAAGAGTTCAAAGTATGGCGGGTATGTTTTATGGTTGTATTCAATTTAATCAAGATATTACTGGTTGGGATGTGTCAAAAGTTGTTGGTATGAGTCAAATGTTTGTTAACACACCATTTAACCAACCTATAGGTATTTGGAATGTTTCAGGCGTTACCAATATGGAAAGTATGTTTGTTAATGCTACGTCATTTGACCAACCATTATCAGGATGGAACGTGTCTAATGTAACTAATATGTCTCAAATGTTTTACAATAGTCCATTTAACCAACCAATTGGAAATTGGGATGTATCAAACGTTACCAATATGGGTTATATGTTTTATAGTACACCATTTGACCAACCGTTATCAGGATGGAGTACAAGTAATGTTCAATCTATGACCGCTATGTTTTGGTCGTCACCATTTAATCAACCAATTGGAAATTGGGATGTTTCAAGTGTTGTTAGTATGAATTTAATGTTTAATGACACACCATTTAACCAACCATTATCCGGATGGAATGTGTCAAATGTTGGTAATATGACTAGTATGTTTCAAACAAGCCCATTTAATCAACCAATTGGAAATTGGGATGTTTCAAGTGTTGTTAAAATGGCAAATATGTTTAATAATAATTCATCTTTTAATCAACCAATCGGAAATTGGGATATATCTAACGTAAATGATTTTACGGGTTTTATGGCGAGTAAAACATCGTTAACATTCTCAACATTAAATTTAGACAATATTTACAATGGATGGTCGACCAAAAATCCTCAAATAGGTAGAACAATAACCTTTGGTTCGGCCAAATACACATCAGCAGGTTCTGCTGGAAAATCAATCTTAGAAGGAACCGGTAGTGGTGAATATGGTTGGTTTATAACAGATGGAGGAATTTAAATATGACTAAAAAATTTAGAATATCGACAGATAATTTTGACGGATTTACCGCAGATATTACCTATTACCCATATACAGGTGGTACAATAAATTTAGGAACACAAATGTTACCATATGATTATAACACAGATTATTTTTATGGGATATATGAAGTTTACATACCATATTTTGATAAAATTTGTATTATAGATAATCAACCACCCGTTTGTGATTTAATTGGTAGTTTTACAAGTCCATTTATTTCCACTTGGAAAACAGACAATGATGGTGTTAGTTTATCTAACCAAATATTTTTAAATTTAGATTCATCAGGTACTTATAATTTTGTTGTTGACTGGGGTGATGGTAGTTCTGATAAAATAACTACGTGGGACCAACCTGAAACTACACATACCTACAATGTTATTGGGACTTATGTAATAACAATAACGGGTGTTATTGAAGGATTTAATTTCAATTATAATGGTGATTATGGTAAAATTTTAAATGTTTTACAATGGGGTTCACTTAAATTAGCGGATGGAGGTTATCAATTTGCATATTGTTTTAATTTAAATTTATCTACGGTTAACGATGTTTTAGATATTTCTAACTTAACGTCTATTGACGGGATATTCCAAGAATGTTATTCTTTAACCGCAGTTAATAATATAGAACAGTGGAACATTTCAAATTTAACAAGTTTAAGTTCATTATTTTCAGATTGTGGAAGTTTTATTCAACCACTGAATGATTGGGATATTTCAATGATAACTAATATGAGTTATATATTTAATGGGTGTTACCAATTTAATCAACCATTAAATAATTGGAATGTTTCAGGTGTTACCAATATGAGTAATATGTTTCAATCAACCCCATTTAATCAAGACATTAGTGGGTGGGATACCTCAAGTGTTACCAATATGAGTTATATGTTTGCGGGGGCATCATTTAATATAGATATAACAGGGTGGGATATTTCAAACGTAACAAATATGTCCGGTATGTTTGCAGGGGCAACAGCATTTAATCAACCTATTGGTGTTTGGAATATGTCAGGTGTTACTAATATATCCACAATGTTCCAATATAATACAGTTTTCACTCAAGATATTACAGGGTGGGATGTATCAAATGTAACGAATATGTCGTATATGTTTCAAGGTTCAATTTTTAACCAAAACATTACCGGATGGGATGTTTCTAACGTTACTAATATGTCAGGTTTATTTATGAATCCATTTTTTAATCAAGCCATAGGAATTTGGAATGTATCAGGTGTTACTAATATGTCCTCTATGTTTAATAGTTCAAATTTTAACCAAGACATTAGTGGATGGGATGTTTCTAACGTTACTAATATGTCCGCTATGTTTTCTAATTCAAAATTTAATCAAGACATTAGTGGTTGGGATGTTTCAAATGTGAATACTATGAATTTTATGTTTAATAATTCAAAATTTAATCAAGACATTAGTGGATGGGATGTTTCAAAAGTTACGTCTATGTCGGGAGTGTTTACATCATCAATATTTAATCAACCCATAGGGATTTGGAATGTATCAGGTGTTACCACTATGGGTAGTATGTTTTTTGATTCAGAATTTAATCAAGACATTAGTGGATGGAACGTTTCAAAGGTGACAAATATGAATAGTATGTTTAATAGTTCAAAATTTAATCAAGACATTAGTGGGTGGAATGTTTCTAAGGTTATGTTTATGTCTCAAATGTTTAATAATTCAAAATTTAATCAAGACATTAGTGGTTGGGATGTTTCTAAGGTTATTAATATGACTTATATGTTTAGTCAGAATCAGTATTTTAAACAAAATATTGGAAATTGGAATATTTCTGGTGTAACCAATTTCTCTTTCTTTATGGCGAACAAAACTGATACAACATTATTAACCTCAAACTTAGATGATATTTATAATGGATGGTCAACTAAAAACCCTCAAATAAATATAACAATCCATTTTGGTACTGCAAAATACACGTCAGCAGGTTCTGCAGGAAAAGCAATCCTTACAGGGTCAACCGGTAGTGGAGGATATGGTTGGACAATATTTGACGGAGGATTATTTACATAACTTATGAAATACGTATTTACAATATCGACAGACAATTACTCCGGATACACCGGAGACGTAACCTATTACCCATCAACGGGTGGAACAATTAATATAGGTTTAGTTACATTACCATACGACTATATTACCGATTATTTTTACGGGACGTATGATATATACATTCCTGAAACAGCGGTTACTTGTACAATAACCAATTTAGAACCGTTACATTTAACCCTTTTTGTTGAGTACACACCTGGTTCTATAATTGTGTTTTATACATTAGTATTAAACCGTCCGCATAGTGAAGAAATAAATGTTACTTTTGAAAATGTTTTAAATTTTTATAGTGGTCCTCCGGTTACAATATTTACAGGAGTTACTGTTAATTCTGGCGATTTATCAGGACAAACTATTATTACAATAGATGAAGATTATATCAACTACACAGGAGTACCATTTTTTAGTCAATTATCGGGAACTCCGGTTGAAAGTACGTGGGAAATAATTGTTATTCCTTTTATTCCTACATTAACTCCAACACCAACAAATACGGTAACACCAACCTTGACTCCAACAGAAACAGTTACTCCAACTATTACCCCAACAAATACGGTAACACCTACAAATACGGTAACACTAACTAATACGGCTACCGTAACACCTACAAATACTTTAACACCAACTAATACGACTACCGTAACGCCTACAAATACTTTGACACCAACTAATACGTCTACCGTAACACCAACAATAACAGTAACACCATCTCCGTTACCTCCAACAATTGAATATTTCCAAGATTGTTGTACCCCATTTAATACCTATAAAGTTGGTGGTTTTGTAACACCAATTATATTAGGTAATGTGTATTATATTGATACTGACGGATTTAATGGATGTGTTACGGCAGTAAGTGGACCATTATTTGATGCTCAATATAACATCATAAGTTTTACAACAGAAACTAGTTGCCTTAATTGTACAACCACTTATCCTTGTATACCTCCATCTCCATCTCCAACAGAGACACTAACACCAACACCAACGTTAACGCCAACAAATACTCCGACAGAGACAGTTACAGAAACGCCAACTTCAACTCCAACATTAACTCCAACTTTCACACCTACAAATACTCTAACACCAACGTTAACGCCAACAAATACTCCGACAGAGACAGTTACAGAAACGCCAACTTTAACTCCAACATTAACTCCAACATTAACACCAACAAATACTTTAACACCAACTAATACGTCTACCGTAACACCAACAATAACAGTAACACCAACATTAGGAGCGACAAGTACCCCAACAAATACTCCAACAAGTTCAATTCAAGCAACAGCAACACCAACGTTAACTCCAACAATTACGCCAACAAATACTTTAACTCCAACAATTACTCCAACAATTACGCCAACAAGTTCAATTCAGGCAACAGTGACTCCAACATTAACGCCTACAATTACGCCAACAAAATCAATTCCGGCAACGGCAACACCTACATTAACTCCAACAATTACGCCAACAAGTTCAATTCAGGCAACAGTGACTCCAACATTAACGCCTACAATTACGCCAACAAAATCAATTCCGGCAACGGCAACACCTACATTAACACCAACAATTACGCCAACAAAATCAATTCCGGCAACGGCAACACCTACATTAACACCAACAATTACACCAACAAAATCAATTCCGGCAACGGCAACACCTACATTAACTCCTACCCCAACAATTACACCAACAAAAACATTAACGCTTACACCTACATTAACACCAACAATTACGCCAACAAAAACATTAACTCCTACCCCTACATTAACACCAACAATTACACCAACAAAAACATTAACTCCTACCCCTACAGTAACACCGACTGAATCACCGGTAATAACTTGTGTATGTTATACAGTGACTTATACAGGACCTCCACCACCTCCAACTCTGTATTTTGGTAATACAGATTTCTCATATGTTAATTGTTCAGGTGTTACAGTGAATACCTCGGTGTTTGAAGATTACCCTGTTGAAATTTGTGCTCAAGTAAACTCTATTATAATAACTGGTGGTGATGAACTCGCTGGATGGACCCTATCACCATATAATTGTTGTATACCACCACCAACATTCTATATAATAGGATTGGGATATGGTACAACTCTTAGCCAAGCTTGTAATACACCAGCCTATGTTGATGTTTGTGTGGATGACCCTAGTTTATGTAGTGCAACATATTTGAAAGGTTCTGATGGTACAAATTGTTATCTAACACCAGCAACTACAGGGTTTTATAGTAATGGATTTTCCAGAAGATATTGGGACGGTACAACATTATCTTTGTGTCTTGGATGTGGTTGTCTTGTTGCTGACACAGTAATAACATTATCAGACGGGTCAACTAAATTAATACAAGATGTTCAAGTCAATGATGTTCTTAAATCTATTGATGTATCAGGAATGCCACAACCTGCAGATGAGTGGTACTCTTGGAGTAGTGATACCTTAAATTATGTTGATTCAACATCAACAGTAATTGACGTTAAAATATATGAATTTGACTCAGTTGTTAATATTAATAATGGTATATTAATTGCTACCGATGCTCATAACCACGTTGTTAAACAAAATGGTATATGGTATATCAGAACAACATCGGAATTAAATGTTGGTGATGTATTATTAGATATTGATAATACTGAATTTGAAATTACATCATTAGTTACAATTATAGAACCAACAACGGTATATGATGTTAATGTTAATAATAGTAACCTATATTTTGCAAATAATGTGTTAACACATAATAAAGACGAGTTTGCACCATTTGAACCATAAAAATGTCTTAACCCATAATAAGTCATAAAGGGTCATAATAGAACAAAGTAAACTATTTATATAAGTAAAATTATATTTAAATTTAGAATATGGAAAATAATCAAAATAACGATTTAACGGTTTGGCAGAGGCTTTCACAAGCATTCGGGCCAAACTCGTTATTAAATCAAGACTACCCAACATATAAGTTAGACAAGAAGGAATTATTAAAAACTACTTCTCAAGCAGAATACGAAAGAGAGAAATTACAAGCTCAACAAACTTTCTATTTAGCAAATCAATGGACAAAGATTGAAAGTAATCTTTATACCCAAGCCGTGTATTATGAACCAACTCGTTTGGCATCATTCTATGATTATGAGTCAATGGAGTATACGCCTGAGATATCAGCAGCGTTAGACATATACGCAGAAGAATCTACAACCGTTGATGAAAATGGTTATATATTACAAATTTATTCAGAATCAAAAAGAATAAAATCTATACTAGCCGATTTATTTAATAACGTGTTAGACGTTGACACCAACTTACCAATGTGGACAAGAAATGCTTGTAAATATGGTGATAACTTTGTGTATTTAAAATTAGATTCTGATAAAGGAATTGTTGGTTGTATGCAATTACCAAACATTGAAATAGAACGTTTGGAAAGAGGTATGGCCGCAAAATCAGCAAATGTTGAAGAACCGGCAGAAAACAAAGGATTAAGATTCCATTGGAAAGCAAAAAATATGGAGTTCAACTCTTGGGAGATGGCTCACTTTAGATTATTAGGTGATGATAGAAAACTTCCTTACGGTACTTCTATGTTAGAAAAGGCAAGACGTATTTGGAAACAATTATTATTATCTGAAGATGCGATGTTAATTTATAGAACAGCAAGAGCACCTGAAAGACGTGTGTTTAAAGTGTTTGTTGGAAATATGGATGACAAAGATGTTGAAGCTTACGTACAACGTGTTGCAAACAAATTTAAAAGAGAACAAGTTGTTGATGGTAAAACCGGAAACGTAGATATGAGATTCAACCAAATGGCTGTTGACCAAGATTACTTTATTCCTGTTCGTGATGCCGCACAAGCATCTCCAATAGAGACATTACCTGGAGCAACAAACTTATCTGAAATAGCCGACATCGAATATATCCAAAAGAAATTATTAACAGCACTTAGAGTACCAAAAGCATTCTTAGGTTTTGAAGACGCTGTTGGTGGAGGAAAAGATTTATCTTTAATGGATATTCGTTTTGCAAGAACAATCAATAAGATTCAAAAATCTATGGTTGCAGAATTAAATAAAATTGCAATTATACATTTATTTCTATTAGGGTTTGAGGATGAATTATCAAACTTTTCATTATCATTAACTAACCCATCTTCACAAGCTGACTTATTAAAAGTTGACCTTTGGAAAGAAAAAATCGCATTGTACCAACAAGCCGTAGCGGCAATCGCAGGTATTGCACCGGTATCAGTATCGTGGGCTAAGAAACATATATTAGGATTCTCTGATGAGGAAATCAAACTTGATTTACAACAACAAAGAATTGAGATGGCAGTCGGCGCTGAGTTAACAAACACAGCAACAATGATTACACATACAGGTTTATTTGATACTATTGATAAATTATACGGAAATAAAGTTTCCGGAGCAACAGCAGGTGGAGCAGCACCATCATCACCACCCCCACCAGGAGGTGGAGGAGGATTCGGCGGTGGCGGAGACATAGGCGGAGGAATGGAAGATTTAGGAGCACCTGAACCGGGTGGAGCCCCTGAAGGAGGAGCCCCTGAAGCAGGAGCCCCTGAGGCGGCAGCACCACCGGAAGCTGAACTAACACCGGAATCATTTAAAAGAGATAATTTAAAAATATTAGTGGAACAAGGTTCCTTAACTGAAGACGATTCTTATATTGATTTATCTAAAGGAAAAAATTCTTTAGGAGATATTGAAGACCAATTAAGTAAACTTCTAAAAGACTAGATATTTATAATAAAAATTAGATATGAAAAATTTTGGTTTATTAAAAACAAAGATAGAAAATGTATTGTTAGAATCATATGCTAACGACACATTCAAAAACGAATTAAAAACATTTAAGAAACTTGTTATTGAAAATAAAAACATTAGCAAATTGTTTTATTTATACGATGAACTAAGTTCACCAAAATCTTTAAGTGAATCTTACTGTAATGATTACATCAATGAGTGTATTAAAATTTACGAGAATACCGTAAACAAAATAAAACAATCTGATATTAATAAAATCGTTGCTTGGGTTGGAAATAAAAATGTGGAAAGTAGTTATACAGATATTGACACATTATTCTCTAGTGATGTTTTAACTATTGAATCAAAAATCAAAAGTAGAAAAGTAATTGCCGAATCTCTTAAAAAATTACCAATAACAAAAACTGAAGGTATCGACCTACCATTATCAACAATGGTGAGCGTTGCAAACAAAACTATCAAAAATTATATTGACGGTTTAAATGAATCTGACAAAAAAGAATTAATGAATTTATTGTCTGAGGATGACTCAACATTAAATGAAAAATATATCACACTTAAAGAAGGTGTGGTTGAAAAACTAACAGAAATGAAAAATGCTAGCACTGATAATTCAATGCAAACAAGAATTGATGAAACAATATCAAAAGTAATTTCTGAAAAATACGACAAACTTACGTATTTCAAACTTAAGAATCTTAAAGAGAATCTTTAATCATTATCGGAATTGAACTTTTTTTGGACATACTTAGCCTTAGAAAGTTCAGCTCTTTTAATAACAGATTTCTTAACAAATTCCTTTCTTTTAAAAAGTTCCCCACTTTGACGTGTCTTAATTACTTTACTCTTATAAAGTTTTAAGGCCTTTTCAATCGTAATGTTGTTATTTAGTTTAACTATTATCATATATTACATATATCACAAATATACGAAAAATTTTGACTATTGACCTAAAAACCCCTATTTTTATGGAAACAATAAACAGAATAATATGAAAATTAATGAAAAAGGGGAAAACCTCTCAGCTATCCGGTTTTAAAACCGCTAAAGTTATCTACGGAACAGTCGATTCCATAAACCTCAAATCTCTATACTTAAACATCCAAACGTGGGTGGAACCAATAGAAGAATCCGAAAATTGGACAAGAGTCGTCCTAAACCTAAGTCGAGGTGTCAAACACTCAATTTACGAAACAATTAATAAAAAAATTTTTACTGACAAATTTATCGTTGATTTAGATTTACGTTCAAGTGGTCTTAATATGGGAAAAAAATCATTTATGAATCTTGAAATAAATTTCTACCTACAAGAAGAAGGTTTAGATATCAAAGGTACTGAAATAAAAAACACACTCCAAGAAATTACAAAACAAATCTTTAAAACAAATTTTTTAAAAAATGAATATTTCAATTTTTATTTAACTAAAAAGAGCAAAATAGAAGAAGAATCGTTACAAACCGAGAATGTTTAATATTTATAAATAAAACATTCAAAATGAAATTAAGAATATTACAACCAAGCGAATCAGGAAAAGGTATATTAGTTGAGTACGATGCGGGATATATTAATCCAAATGACAATCGTAATGAAAGCTTAATTAGAGAATCTAACGAAATGTTAGACCACTCTAAACCATTTGAATTTTATGCTGTATTACAAAAATATAATACCCCAAATAGAAATGGTAGAACATACCCTGAACGTATATTAAAAAGAGAGGCCGAGAACTATAAAAAAATGATTAAAAAGGGTACCGCCCTATCCGAGTTAAATCACCCGGAATCATCTCTAATCGATTTAGATAGAGTGTCTCACGCAATCACCGAAGTATGGTGGGAAGGTAATGTACTAATGGGTAAGATAAAACTTCTTACTTCACCAGGTTACCACGAAAGAGGTATCGTATCAACCAAAGGTGACTTAGCCGCTAACTACCTTAGACAAGGTGTTACATTGGGGATATCCTCAAGAGGTGTAGGGTCCCTTAAAAAAATTGGGGAACAAAATGAAGTACAGGATGATTTTGAATTAATCTGTTTCGACTTAGTATCTTCACCTTCAACTCCGGGAGCGTATCTATTCTTAAATAAAGACGACAAACATCTATATGATGAGAACTTAGAAGAAGAGAAAAAAATGAGTGTTGAAAGACACGTTGGAGATTCCGGAAATAAATCGCTTGACTTAATGAAAAAATTAAACGATTATTTGGGATACTAAATTAATAACAAAAAATGGAAGAAAAGTATTTTATCGCAAAAGTTACCTTAGACTCAGTTGATGAGGCATCAGGAAAGATTAAAAAAATGAGAGAAGAAAAATTAGTAAGTGGTTATAACCCTACTGACGTAGAGGCAAAAGTTACTAAAGTTTTCGAACATTACACAATGGAGTGGAGAATCACTGCAATTGTAGAAAGTAAAATTGACGAAGTAATCGAGTAATTAAATTTTCAATTATCAAACAAAAGAGGACATATAGTCCTCTTTTTTTATGCTTTTTATTTTTAGGTGATATTTATGAATGTATAAAAAACCTGATGTGATTTAAGTTTAATTTAAACTTTTTTCGTATTAGGAGATATTTATATATTAAAAACAATATAAAACCAATGGCAAAAGAAAAATCTTTAGTTGAAGAGGCTATCATCCAAATGAAAAATTTGGAAGAAGCGGTAGCTGAAAATGCAAAAGGAATACTTGCTTCTACAATGAAACAAGAAATCAAAGACCTAGTAAAAGAATCTTTATCTGAACAAGATGATGAGATTGAAACCGATGACGTTGAAATGGAAGACCCTATGGGTTCTGATGATATTGCCGATATTGATATGGGTGATGATTCAGACGAAGAAGAGGATGAAATGGATACTGATGATATGGACGACACAGAAGAAGATGGTGACGACGAAGAAATTGATATGGACTTCGATGACGAAGAAGATATGGACGACGAAGAAGACACTATTGACTTAACTGACGCTGACGACGAAGAAGTACTAAGAGTATTTCAACTTATGGGACCGGATGATAACATTGTTGTTACTAAAGACGACAAAGGAAACACTCACCTTAAAGATGAAGAAACTGGAAAAGAGTATATGATTGTTGGTGAACAAGAAGAAGGCGATGACTTTGGAATGGTTGATATGGAAGAGTCTTGGAACGAACTTGAAGAAGACGATAATTTAATGGGTGAAGAATCTATTGAAGAAATTGTTGAAAGAATGTTCGGTTCAGATGACGAATCTGACGAATTAGATGAAATCGTTTATGAAATCGAAATGGGTGAAGAAGAGTACGAAGGGTATGACTTAGAAGAGGGTGAAGACTTAGAAGAGGATGAAGACCCTACAGTTATGGAATCTAAAAAAATGTCTATCAAACCTAAAGGAGTTGGAATGGGAAGTCCAAAATTCAAATACAACGCAAAACCTAATCAAGGAACAGGATTCAAAACTAAAATGAAAACGGCTCCTAAATCTGTCGGTACTGGTAAAGCGAAATTTGAATACAAAGAAGGTGAAAACTCAGGAAGTAAATTGGGTAAAAACTCAATGGTTAAAAAAACTGAAACAAAAGAATCATCAACTAACAAACCAATGGTTAAAAAAGTTGAAGGTAAAAAAGAAGAGACAAAAGAGGCGTCACGTACTTTAGGTGCTGGGTCTAACTTTAGAAAAGGTGGTTTACCAAAACCAAGAGCTCATTCAAGCTTTAATACCGCGATTAAAGAAAATACTTCTAACTCTGAACTACAAGTTCTTAGAGAAAAAAATGAGGAGTACAGAAAAGCACTTAATATTTTTAGAAATAAATTAAATGAGGTTGCAATTTTCAATTCAAACTTGGCTTACGCTACACGTTTGTTCACTGAACATTCAACATCTAAACAAGAAAAAATTAACATTTTAAGAAGATTTGATGGTGTTGAAACTATTAAAGAATCTAAAAATTTATATCAAGTCGTTAAAAACGAATTGTCAGGTAACTCTAACGTTCAAAATATGAATGAATCAATCGAAAGAACAATTGCTAAATCACCGTCTACGGGAGCAGTTAACTTAATTGAATCTAAAACATATGAGAACCCACAGTTCTTGAGAATGAAAGACTTAATGTCAAAAATAAAATAAAAATAAATTAAAATTAATAAAAACCAAAAAAATGGGAGCATTATTAGAATCAGGTCTAGTTGGTAACATCGGGTTAAAACACTTGAAAGTTATTAAAGAAGACACAATCAACAAATGGGATAAATTAGGATTCCTAGAAGGCCTTAAAGGTCACTTAAGAGAAAACGTAGCTCAATTATATGAGAACCAAGCGTCTTTCTTGATTAACGAAGCTACTTCTGACGGGTCTTCAGGTTCATTCGAAACTGTTGTATTCCCTATCGTAAGAAGAGTATTCTCAAAATTATTAGCGAATGAAATCGTATCAGTACAAGCTATGAACTTACCAATCGGTAAATTGTTCTTCTTCGTACCTAAAATTCAAGGTTACCAAACAGGACAAGTTCCTTCGGCTGATAATGATTACGATGGTTATGGTAATCACTTTGGACCACAAGGTGCTGTAGGTGGTTTATCTGTTGCAGCGGCTCAAGGTCAAGCAGGTACAGATAACGGTTACAATGGAACAACCGCTTTCAAGAAAAATCTTTATGATTTATTCTATGAAGGTTCAGAAGGTCAATTAGACCCTCCAGGATTGTTTGATTATTCTAAAGGTCAATGGTCAGCAGTTACTAAAACTGCGGTTGTTATGGTTTGGTCTAACGGAGAATTAGTTGTTGCTGACGCAAGTGCATTAGCAAACCAATTTAACGGTAAAAACGTTAGAAAAATTATTATCGCGTTATCAGGTTTCACAACTGCAGGTACAGGTAAATTAATTGGACCTGATGGAAATGAAGTTGATACTGAAACTTTCTTATCTGATTTAAGAATTTATACATCAGCTCAGGCAACTGCATTCAGTGGAGATTCTCCTTGTGATGTTGTTGGTACTGTTGCGGCACCAAACTCATTATTGTTTAGAGTTGTAACTCAACAATATGGTCAAGGTATTGTTAATAACTTAAACAAACAAGGTACTACTTCATTCCCTGGAACAGGTAGTAATGGAACTTACAATGACGTATGTTCTCCTGAAGGTCGTATCTTCTTAGAAGTTGACTTATCTTGTCCTACTTGTCCTTCTTGTGGTGAAACATTAGACGGATATACAGGAACAACTCTTGGAGTTTTAGCTTCAGGTGATTTCAAAGCTGTTTACAGACGTTACGCTGATATGGAATTTGAAGATAAAATCGGTGAGGTTTCTTTCGAATTAGATTCAGTTACTGTTTCTGTTACAGAAAGAAAATTAAGAGCACAATGGTCTCCTGAGTTAGCTCAAGACGTTGCGGCTTTCCACAACATCGATGCTGAAGCTGAATTAACAGCTTTATTATCTGAACAAGTTGCGGCTGAAATCGACCGTGAAATCTTAAGAGATTTACGTAAAGGTGCAGCGTGGAACTTACGTTGGGATTACAATGGTTGGAGAAGAATATCTGCAACAACAAACTATACACAAAAAGATTGGAACCAAACTTTGATTACTGCAATTAACCAATTGTCAGCACAAATCCACAAATCTACTTTAAGAGGTGGAGCTAACTGGATTGTAGTATCTTCTGAGGTTTCAGCGATTATGGATGACTTAGAATACTTCCACGTATCTAATGCTTCACCTGAACAAGACCAATATAATATGGGTATTGAAAGAGTTGGAACATTAGCAGGACGTTACCAAGTATACCGTGACCCTTACTTCCCAGCTAACCAAGTGTTAATTGGACACAAAGGAACATCGTTACTTGATACAGGATACATCTACGCACCGTATGTACCATTACAATTAACACCTACAATGTACAATCCGTTCAACTTTACACCTATCAAAGGTATAATGACGAGATACGCAAAAAAGATGGTAAACAACCGTTTTTACGGAAGAATTACTGTTGATGGTGTTAGAACATTCGATTTAAGAGAATTGAGATAATCAAAATCTTAAAATATTTAACAAAAAGGGACTATATGTCCCTTTTTTTTATGTTTAATTATTAACACTTGATTTTTTGGACAAATATGTTATATTTATTAATATGAAAAAAATAGAATTAACTGAATCTCAGGTTAGTGAAATTATAAAACTGTATACTGAGGACTTATTAGGGTCACCCACTATTAGTGAAAAATTAAAAATACATAAAACAATTGTTTTAAATACATTGAGAGCTAACGGTATTGTTCTTGGACCATCCGGTAGAAGAAATATTGGTGGTAGAGAAGTCGCCACAAAAAAATATTTTTCTAAACCCGAAACTAAAGAACGTCTAAAGAAAAACCACAAAAAATGGGCGGAACAAAATAAAGAACATTTAAAACAGTATCTTAAAGAATACCGTGAAAAAAATGTTGACAATATTAGAAAAACAAAACGTGATTATGAAAGAAATCGTAAAGCGAGAGACCCCCTCTATAAACTAATCTCCAATTTCAGAACGGCAATCTATCAAGTATTAAAGGAGAGTAATGTAGAAAAGAACGGACATTATTTTGATATTTTAGGATATACTCCGGAGGAATTAATTAATCATTTAGAAAAACAATTTACGGAAGGAATGACGTGGGATAATTACGGTGAGTTCCACGTAGACCATAAACTACCTATATCATCATTCAATATCAAAGAAATCGGAGACGAAGAATTTATGAAATGTTGGTCATTAGACAACCTTCAACCAATGTGGGGTGAAGAAAATATCCGTAAATCGAATAAGGTTTTATAGATACTGAGGTATTTATATAAAAAGAAATTTATGAACAATTTATTTGAGATATCTAGTGAGGAAAGAAATAGGATATTAAATCTTCACGAGGGAGCAACAAAAAGACAATACTTAACTTTAGAACAGGCAGGTCAACAATCGGGTGGAGTTTCAACAACTAAATTATCTACACCAACATCATTTTCAAAACAAAATGTTGGGAATCAATTTAAATATGGTGAATACCAATCAGATGTGGTTAAAAATTCTATTGCGGCATTAAAACCTAAAATTGAGGAATTTATTAAAAACAGTGGTGGTAGACAATTTGTTGTTAACATTAGTGCAGGAGAATCAAATGTAACAAATCCAAAGGGGTTTGAAACAAAAGGTAGTTTGGCATTGGCGAGAGCAAATTCGGTTAAACAATATTTCCAAGAGATATTCCCTAATTTAATTAAGAACGGTTCTTTGGTTATTCAAGCACCTGCGGATGTTAGTAAGGTTGTTTTAGGAAAGACTCCTTATGATAAAACTAAGGGTGATAATAAAAATCCCCAATTAATCAAATTATATAATCAAGAACAATTTGTAACGTTTGACATTCAGGGTTCGGGACAGGTTGAGAATGTTACGAGTATTTGTAATTGGAAGGCGACCATTACTGCGGGAACCGGAACGGATGTTGCGGATTATGTAACAACAGATATTAACTTACAAGGTGCGGGTATATTAACCTTTGGTACGGGAAGTATTCCTGATAGAATGGTTGTTGTTGACAATAAGGGGGGTATTAAACAGGATACCGGATATGTTGCCACAGCACCTCACAAATATACAAGTTTTAAATATGTTCCATTATATGTGTCAAAACTAACACAATTAAACAAAACTGTATCTGTTAGTGGTGCAAATGTTGTAACTATTAAAGTTAAGAGTATTGACGATTTAATGAGACAAATACTTTCTCCAAATGTAACACAAATTCCAACAGACCAAGAACTTATGAAGATGGGTGAAACTGAAGTTTACAATGGTGTTGAAGAATTGAGAGCGTTATATAGTAAAGGTGTTAAAGAATTTGTTGTTTACACAATTACTTCATCAAGTGTAACGGCACCGTTTGACAATAAAACCGGAGATTATAAAGTTATAGTTTACTCTCCGGTTGGTAAGACGGGTTACAATTTAACGGGTAAATGTTAATCTTTTTTAACTGCGATAATTTTATAAACTAATTTTTTGTCCTTAACGTAAGAAATGTATGTTGTTGTAACGCCATTATAAGTTTCTTCCATAATTGATTGGACTTTTACTTTATAAACTTTGGATAATGAATCTAATAAGACGTTGGCCTCTTTGTCAATGTCTTTTTGTTTTGGTTTAGTTTGACCAAAGGTTAATGTTCCAACAAGTAATAACGATAATAAGAATAACTTTTTCATAGTGTTTGTGTTTTATTTTACAAATGTAATTAGATTATTTTGTTTTGCCTAATATTTATAAATAAAATATTATATGAAAAAATTATATTTCTTAGACGAAGAAGAAAAAAATAGAATATTGAATCTTCACGAGGGGGCAACCAAAAACCAATATTTAAAAGAATCAAATAGTTTAATTTCAGAGGGTTATTATAACACTGTTGATTTAAAAAACTTAACATTAACTCTTAACAGTTACCTTGAAATGGAAAGGGATGGTAGTGGAAGTGAATTACGTTTAGAAAAAGGTGTTGTTTTTAAGAGAGAAAACGCTCTTGGTTTAATCGCTAGTAATGTTAATTACTCATTAGTTGGTGATTATACAGGTGGTGAGGAAGAAAAAGGTAAGGGTAATATTAGATATACTTGTAAGACTAAAAAATTCTCAATCGAAGGAAGAAATGCAACATTTTTTGGTGAAAATTTTGCTACAGAAACTACCAAGAATTTTGATGATTTATGTGGGGCGATTGGAGTTACAACTTCGTCGATTGCTGCGTGTGTTAAACAATTTAATGGGACTGACCCTCTACCGGCAAAAACACCTGGTTTTGTCTATATTAAGGGTAATGAAAGTACACTTTTTTTTAGTAAAGATTTTGAATTTAGATATAGATATGAAAAGAGCGGAAAACTTGTGGTAGGTAATTGGTCTTGTAAACAAGGTATTTTAAAACTTACATTACCTGATGATAGTTGGACAAAGGCCACAGGTTGGGCTTCAAATAAGAAGGGTAAGGTATCCTCTGATACCGTTAAAGATGGTAGTAAAACTGTGAAACAAAATCTTACACCAAAAATAATTGAAGTTCAAAAATCTTTAGGGATACAAAATCCTACAGGACAGTTAGATGTTGCGTCATTACAAGCAATGTTAACAAAATTAAATAGTGGTGTACAAGCGGCGGCTCCGGCGGCGGCAGCTCCGGTAACAGGAACACCGGGGTCAGAAGTAACGGCACAATCGGTTTTAGGACAAACACCTGAACAATTACAACAAACGATAAAAAATATAGTAAACAGACCAGTATAATGAAAAAAGAAATTTTATCAGAAGAATTAAATGCGATGAAATACCTTTTGGGGTATAAAAGAGGTGTTGTTATTTCAGAACAACAAGCACCTGCGACAGGAACTCCGGTACCGGCAACACCGGCAACGGCTCCCTCAACTGCGGCTCCTGTAGTTGCGGCTCCTACAACAGGAACAACTGCGGCTCCTACAACAGCCGCGGCACCGGCAACAAATCTTAGTGTACCTGATTTAATTAAACAAATCCAAACAATTTTAATAACTAAATTTAAAGCTACGTTAGGGAATACTGGACCAAACAAAGATGGTGTTGATGGTGTTTGGGGTAAAAATACTCAAGCGGCTTTGGAATCTGCAATAAAAACATTACCCGCAGCGGTAGCGGCACCAACAACAGGAACTACGACAGTGGTGGCAGGTGCACCGGCAGCAGGGGCAGCTCCGGCAGCGGCGGCACCAACAACAGGAGCTCCGGCAGCAGGGGCGGCACCGGTAGCAGGGGCAGCTCCGGCAACACAATTTAATTTTAACCCTAATCCTAATCTTAATCTTAATCCTCAGAGTGGGGTTAACTTTAAACTACAGACACCTCAAGAATTAGCAAAAGGGCTTACAACAGCAACTCCAAAATTATAATAATAATAAAAAAAGAGACCTTATTCGGTCTCTTTTTCTTTTTTAGATGATATTCTAATTGCTTTGGATATCACTTCACATTCTCCCATAGAATAGACTCCTGATTCGTATGCAAACTTAATTGCTTGTATTAGATAATAGATTGAGGTGTCTTTAGTCATTGTATCTAATAACGTATCTAAGTGTGATTCATTATAGAGTGGAATGGTATTAAATAACTTTCCAAATAGTTCAGGTTGTTGTTCCATAATTAAAATTTTGTATATTTATAAGTATATGAACAAAAATAACAAAATACAGATTAAAGAGTCTACAGGTGATAGTGGAGCGAGAGGTTCTTATATTGCACCAATGCAATTAGGTATTAGAGTTTTTAAAAAGTCTCAAATGGGACCGTTTACAATTCCGGTATCTAAGTATGATAGTCCTGAATTAGAATTTGATAGTTATGATGGTTCAATGGATGAAACAAATAAAGAGATTAAGAAAATTGAGGGTAAGGCTAAGAAGGTTACCAACTATATAAAAAAACACCCAAATTCAACTTCTAGTGATGAAGATGGAAATAACATTAATCAAACACCGGGTAAAAAGGGGTTAAAGGTTGTACCAATAAAAGAGGCTTCTACTATAATTACAGCAGGAGAATACAATGGCCCAATTGAAATAGGTTTAAAGAAATGGAAAAAATCTGAATTAGGTCCTTTTACCGATGACTCAAACCATATATTAAATAAACACCATAAAAAGAAGGATTTAAAAAATAATATAAATAGAATTGTTGGTGTGTGGGAGAAAGGTTCTGATAACACATATGAAATAGATACACACGACGTTCATACGGTTAATGAATGGGTTGAGGTAACCGAAGGTACCGTTTTGGGAGATATTGTCCCAAATGGTCTAAAAACAAGTTCAAATTACGACAGAGTTATTGATAATTTTAGAAAAGATATTCCTGAGGATAAAATGAAAGAGTATAACTTAATATCTGAAAAGATTAAAGATTTTATTCAGGATAGAGGATATGTCATAAAAGTATTAAACTCTTGTAATACCGGATTTAAAGGTGTGAGGACAAGTAATATGATTATACTATGTTCACCTGAGTCTTTACCTAATTTTGCATCGTTTGTTTATATATTATTTCACGAATTGAAACACGAACAACAAATGAAGGATTTTGATATGAAAGATTCTTATATGGGGGATATTGAGGATTTTGAAGAGTTCTTTAAAATCTATTGGGAGATGGAAATGGATGCTGACAATTATGGTAAGGATTGGGTTAAGAAAATTGGGGATGTATTAAAATTACCAAATGATGTGTATTATTTGGATAAGATGATTGAACATTACCCAACAATGTCAAATATGGTTAGACAGATGATGTTACACCTACATAGAGAGGTTCAGATGTTAAAAAGTAAAGGAATGACATATACAGATATTAGTGACTTAGATGTTGTTAAAAAACACTTAAACAGTCTTGAAGATATGTTTTAAAAAACAAACCCCTACTCTACAGTGGGGGTTTTTATTTTTTTGGAGTTATCCACTCTATCTAAAATACCTTTTAAAGAATATTTGATTTGAGACTTCATTTCATTTTTAAGTTCTTGTCTAATACGTTCCACTTTGGTATCGTACATCTTAGTTAATTTATCCCAATCTCTATTAGACAATAAGATATTACTGTAGTAGTATTCGTGATTGATTATACTAATTTTTTTATCGTCAAGTATAACGAAGATTCCTAACTCGGAGTGTTTAATATATCTCTGAGATGAAAGGGGGGCGATTAAAAATTTTGAACCTTCACTTGTAATAAGTTTACGACATATTGATTTGCACATATGTACATCACCTAATAGTCCCGGGTCTTCATAATCAAATTGATTTCTTGCTTTTGCAATACGTCTTATTGCCAATCTTTTAAAAAACTTAAATATTTTTCTCATTATGTACTTGATTAATTATATGGTACAAATGTAAGGATATTTTTGGCAATAAAAAATAATATGATAAAAAAAAAGAGAGAAACTTTAATTCCTCTCTTTTTTTTTTTACGAATTTAATCCGTTCATTCCTCCAAGTTGAACATAATTAAGTTGAACTACAGCCTTTCCGTATTCATTTAAATACGTTGGGTGGGGTGGAACAACTGTTATAGTGTTACCACTACAATCAATTACACACATAATTGTTTCTGTTCCTGCGGATATAGGTGGTGGTGATACACAATCTTCACAAAGTAGATAGGGTCCTGAACTGAAATGATAATTTGTTTCACCCGTTGGACTTAATTCTGAAAAAGTACCACAAAATGGTGTTTCACGACCATATTGTATTTCATAAGTAATACCTGTTGTAGGAACACCACCATATTCGTCACAAAAGTTAAGTGAGTCTATACTAATCTCTTCTGATGTACCACATCGTATAAATTTAAAATTTAAAGAGTCAGTAATACCACTTAAACACGTACAACAATCGTCATATAGTGTACCAAAATCTGCCGATGGAGGGCTAGATGTTACTTCCCCAACAGTACCACAATATGATTGCTCGTTAAAAACAAATCTTATTGTTTGTCCCGGTGAAAACGTAGGTGTTCCAGAAACAATGTATTCATCATTGGTTAAACATTCATTTATAATATAATTTGCCATATCTTTTGTATTATTTTTTTTTAGTTTTTATTTATAAATATCTATTTATTCTGAATACTTTACATTAACAATCTGAAATTTGATTTGTTTTTTGTAAGTGTTTATCTCCCCACTACTAATAACCTTCATATCAACATAATATTCGTTAGGTATTTTATCTCTAGTGTCGAACATAAAATAGTATTCATTTGGTGTTCTGTTTATTTTTGTCCAATCTTGAACTTGAACTTCTGTTTGTCCTTCTCTAACATAAATTCTATAATAAGCATCTACGTTTGGAAGTAATTTATTTGTTGTATAAGCTTGTTTGATTATAACCCCCACTTTTCTAATGTCGGTGTTATATATTTTTTCATCTTGTTTAATACCAAAATAATCAAACCCATAAATTTTTGGGTCTTGAGTTGTTGTACCAATTTGGATTGATTTTTTTAATGGGTAAATTACAAATTCGTTAACAACGTTTGGTAAACTAAATCCATTTAGACTAATACTTGTCCAAGTGTCGTAGAAAGTACAAGGTGTTTTATAACCAATAAGTGGTGGAAGTGTTACTTCGTACACACCTTTAGTTTTTCTACAACTTGGTAAATTGGTTAGACCTAATATACTTGTTCCGTTTGCGTCTGAAATAGTTACTCTTGGGTTTGAGTCTAAATTAATTGGACTACCATCTTCATATAGATATAGATACAATTTATTAACTTTACCTAAAGAGAATGAATTTCTATCATCTTCAATAATGTCATCATAGTTAGTTTCTAAAAATGGTTCGTAAAAAGTTTGAGTGTGTCTAGTAAAGAATTGGACTTCATAGTTATCGGTTAATCCTGTTAAGTTCTCAACTTGAGGGACATAAGCAATTCCCCATCCTGAGAATCCCTCAATATCGTCATTTAATAAATTAGTTATTTCTTGAGTCATATCAAACGATATGTTTTCATTTCCGAATTGGAAATGTTGAGTATCAACAATTGTTAACTGATTAAAATTAAATGTTCCGGTATTTTTGTTGTTATAAATTCCCGGTTCAGACCATTTTGTTATCGTGGTTGTTCCACTCCAATTGGAAGGTCTTGTTGAGAAGTTTCTATCTATATTACTATAATCGTAAATTAGGTCGGCAAAGTCATAACCAACACCTTCATCCCAATATTGTGGGTCAGTTGTTTGGTCTACCGGAGGAATTCTAAATAAGACTAAATCAAATGAGGTTGCTCTAATTCTACCTTGAGATGTGGTAGTGTTTAATGTTTCCGGATTAAATGTTGAGGTATTAACCATTCTTAATGTATGGGTAATATTATCACTACATTCTGTCGATATTGTACCGTCAGATATTTTTTCTCTTAAAAGAGTTAAATCCAAATCAAAGATGAATCTACTAAACCCATTTGGGTATTGTACTGATACACCTGAACCATAAAATAACTCAGTAACAGGGTTTCTACCCGTGTTAGTTAAGCTATTTGATATGATTGTGTTGTTTTTACTAAAATAGGAATTGTTAATTGACATAAAATCTTTTAACAATAAATATTTAGTTTATACGAATGTTTTGATTTAAAATAGTATTATTTACATTAGCTAAAGATTCTGTGATGTCTTTCTTACTGGTTTTAGACCCTTGAGTGTTTTCATCGGGTGATTTGTTAGAGTGAGCGTGTACGTGATTAAGTAAAAAATCCGCCATTTTTTCAAGTAATATAACTAACTCTTCACCTCTAACAGATGAGTAAGTTCTGTCATATAATGTATTCCCGGCACCAATAAAACTATCTTGTGGGATTCCATATAATGTATTTGACAAATCAATTTTCCCTTTTGGACTTTTAGAATTTTGAGATAGTAGATATAATTGTTGAGCACCTAACGCCCCATAAGTAATGTCTTCGTCTTGAAATTCAGTAGGTCTAATAAATTCTTGTTTTAAATCTCCTTGAGGTCCAAAAATAGGTTTACCACCTTTGTTATCCCAAACCAAAAACCACCCATTCTCTTTTGAATTGTTTAAATTAATTGCGTGATAAAATCTTCTATAATTAACATATTCAAGAACATCATTAGTAAGACTATCAGGTAAAAACTTTTTACCAATTTCATAAGTTTGTTGAGATGGTGTGACAACTAAAGGAAACGCATCTCCGGGTAAAATATTTAATGGGTTAATAGTTGACGCAGTAAATAAAATATTTGGTGTAAAAATTTGTGAAATAAATTGATTAATAATAGTAATACATTTTTCAAACGGTTCTCCCGTAAATTCCACCGTTTCAAGTGGTACACCATAATCATCACCAACTTTTAATTCTGATATTGTAGGGTATTTAAAATTTTTAGTGTTAACTTTTGTACTAGGTTTTAAGTTATATAATTTGACATAACCATTAAAATTAGAAGTACTGTTTAATGTTGAAATATCCCACACAACCATTTTTTTAACTACTTTTACATTCTCAACAATTCTTGACTTACTTTCTTCGGGTAAAGTTCTTTTTGTTTGAGTAAATCTAGTTAATTGTAAAAAGGCTCTATTACTATCTCCAATTGGGAATTTATCTGTCGATAACTCTTTTGTTTTTCCGGCTCTAATTAATACTTCATCTTCTTTTACAATAACATCCGCAGTTCCTCTACCTAATAACGCGTTATCTCCCGGTTCAGGAAAAACTCCTTGACTCTCGGTATTGGCGTAAGACCCATCTAAATTCTTAATACTTAATCCTTGTTTAATTCTATCACCAGCGGCTAAGAATTTCTTAGCACCTTGATAATATTCAAAGGGTGTTGTCATCGGAGATGAATAAGGTCCTTGTATATAAAATTGATTTTGGTATTCGTATTTTTTATTTTGATAAACTAAATGAACGTACTCATCAATTTTAGGTATTTGGTTAAAAAAGAAAGGTAGTAAAGGAAGAAATACTAAAGGGTCTTTTGATGACCATTTATCTGTTTCTTCATTCCAACTTGAAACTGAGGCAATAACGTCTTGATAATTTTTTGTTTCAGGTATAATACGAAGTCTACCTAACATCATAGGGTCCTGATTGTCATATACAAAGCCAGGAAATAATATTTGATACTTATTTTCGTTATCTATTGTCATTTATCTTAGTTCTTTTTTGATATTCTTTTAGGACGGTGTTATATGTTAATTCTAATTTATCCAAATGAAGTGTTGAATCAATCACAATTTTTTTAGTAAATTCAAAATCTTCTTGAATCGTATCCATAACCAACATTAAATCTTTATTAGATGAGTTTTTAATATCACCAATAATTTTTAAAACTTTTTCACTTTTTTCTTTTTTATTCATAATTAAAACTTTTTACCAAAAGCGTTAGCCGGAACCGTAAAACCTGCTGGTGTTAGTGTTAATGGACCTACAGCAATTTGAACTTTATTATTTTCTGACTCCTCGAAAGCCATTGCTTTCATTTGTGAAAATTTACCCAAAATATCCAAATTAGGGGCTCCACTTGGCATATCACCGGTAGGGATTCCAATTTTTTGCATTTCCTCTATTGCCCCAATAAAGGCTCTTGTTTCAGAATAACCATCACAGAATTGAGCAGCAAACATTATTGGTAACGGGACAGGACTTCCACCAAAACCTGGAAGATTAATCAAATTTAATATCCTAAATATATCATCAACTAAACTTTTACATTTCCTAAAATCATTTAATAATCCGGCTAATATTAATAATAAGGAAATTAATTTTAAAATCATTGCATATTTCTTAATTTGTTTTTCTTTAACAATATCAGTAATGACTGATTGTAATAATTTTAAAATATCGCTTTTTATTAATCTATATAATTCTTCAACAAATATTGCCCCTACTTTAGAAACTAAATTAATGAAGAATGTTTTAAATATTTTAACAAAATCTGTAAATGATTTAATATTATCAGCAATACTATTACCTAAGGCTTTAAACATTGTGATGATTGGTAATATCAGTTTTGGTGTAATTAATGCACTTATTAAACCATTTGTTATTAGTTTAATAAAGTTGGTGTCAATTACAACTTGAGGATTTATATTTATTCCTATACCTTTCCAATCAGGGTTATTCGCTAACACATCTGAAATTCCATTTGCCGCTTCTTCAAATTCAGAACCCTCAACAAAATTTAATTGTCCTAACGCAGTTATTATATCTTCATAGTTCACAGGTAATAATACATCATCACAATCTTCAAACTGTACTACACCATTTTTAATGTTCCCAACTCTAATATCAATATTTCTTAAATCGATGTCAGTAAATTCAAAAAATGAATCATCAATACCATCTAATTCCGGTACTTTTGCAACACCACTAACATCAATCTCTCCATCGCTGGCACCACTATCAAAACAAAGACCTAAAATTCTTGCCAATATTATTTCTGCTTGACTAGCGTTCTGAACTTGAGATGTACCGGCATCGACTTTCATCGATACGGCACCACATAGTGACTCCATAATAGACCCCATAATATCGGTGTCTTCCGCCATTTTAATTGTGTCATAGTAGTCAATCATAAATTCACCAACTCTATTAACACCATTTAATCTATTTGCAAGGTTAATTTTATACCAAGGCCCTGTTTCACCAAATTGACCTAGTTCTTTATATTGAATAGTGAATAATTGTTGATTTGATTTTCCTACGTGAGTATATGTTAGATTATCATCTTGGATTAGGTCATACATTTTATGATTCATTGAAAATGGTATACCTGGTGATACCGGTTCTTTTTCATAGATAATTTTACCAACCTCATCATTTGGGTCAATTTTTAATCTACTAAATAAATCAATTGAATTTATTTTAACCCAAACTTCTTGATTGGCCCCATAAGTCTGTTCTTGGTCACAACCTAAAGCGGTTAAACAATCATTCATAACGATTGTTCTTAATCTAGGTTGAATGTTATGGACAGTTCGTATTAAGAGTTTTTTAATGTATTTTGGAGAGCCACTACCACTTCCTCCGGTGGTATTAGCTAAATCTAAAAGTTGTTCAAATTGGTTTTTAATTTGTTTTTGATATCTTTTAGTTTGGTCTTTAAATTTATCTAATGATTGGGAAACATCTTTTTTAGTTTTTTCAAAAGAATCTCCAACTTGTTTACCGGCATTATTATATTGCGACTTAGCATTTGCATATGTTTTAGTCGCGTTTAATTTACCTTGAATTTTATTATAGTCAAAATTTAAATCTACTGATGGCATAATTTATTATTTTTTCATTTTATATGAATCACCATCTTTTGCAATATCTTTTTCGATTAGACTTTTTAGTAAATCGTCGTCACTACCTAAATCAGTTATCGAAAACCCTCCACCACTATCTTTGCTTGAGTTGGATTTTTCCCACATACCGGATTGTAATTTTGATAAAGTTAATTTTTTCTCAACACAATCATTTATGATTTTTTGTTGTTTTTCAATTACTGGCCCGATGATTGTCATATCTTCAGGTTCTTTCATCATTGTTAACATTTTATTTTGTATTCTGATGGCAGTATTTCTTTGTTCTACAAGTTCATTGTAGATTTCCTGCATCAACGATAACATTGATTCTTTACTTAAATTAATTTCTTTTTTTGTTGGTCTTCCCATATTGATAAATATTTAGATGGCGTTTTTTATTTAACCATATTTTGAATCAATGTGAAATACATATTTTTGTATTTCTTCATTGACCCTCTAATTTCTTTTGTAGAAAGATTAGTCATTTCTCTTAGTGAGAGTAATATAATATTTTTATTAAACTTATTATTATCGTTTCCGACAAAAATATTCTCATAGTTATCAAATAAGTCATATAATGCTTGACCTAATTTGATTTCATTTTCTGATAGGTTTTCATTTTTAATAAATTCTTCTAATTGTATTAAAAAGTGATAAATAACTCTTTCAGAATCTAATCCGTCATTTTCGATATAGTATGCGAATCCTTCATCATTTTCTAAACTAGACGAAATATCCTCATAGGATATTTTTCTATTCATTTCTTTTTGGTCTTTAATGATTTGACCCATAAGGTAATTTTTACATATGGTTCCAAAATAAGAGTAAGCCTTCTTTTCTTTAGAAGGCTTGAACTTATCTATTTTTGTCATTAAGAACGAGTGAGTGTCTACGTGGATATCTGTGAAATCCATATCTTTTCTATATAATTTGTATCTTCGTATAATTGAAGATATCATCTTATCTAAAGGTTTTTTTAAAAACTCATTATATATTTTATTCTTTTCTTCGTAAGAGGTGGATTCTAAAAATCTTACCACTGCCAATTCTTCCCGAACATCAAAATAATTTAATTGGGTTGGTTTTCTACCTTTCTTTTTTAACTCAACACTGGTATCTCCTGTTAAATTAATTGGTTCAGACATTAAACTTCTTGTGGTTCGTACTTTATGGCTCTATCATTTGTAAAGAAATATTCTTTTTTAGCCGAATCAATCCAAAATTTAACCTCATCGGCAGTTAAAGCATTTTCACCATTTTTATAGTTCCAAAAAATTGAACCATCTCTTAAGTTAGTATGTTTATAACCAATCTTAGGGATTGACATTATTTTAACTGAATTATTAGTTAATCTTAAAAATAATTCATATCCGTATGTTAACTTGAATGATGATTTAAATAACCCATTATCAACTAATGCGGATTTTTTAATAACCATTCCTGATGTTTGGAAATTTTGATAATCTTGTAAAGTTTCATTAGATAAAATTCCCATTTCAGATGAGAAGTTAGCTGCGAATGTTGCTTCATTAGTAAATCCGACAAATTTACCCATTTGGTCTGTATCGACGACAATTGGTAAAAATGCGTCAACATCTGGATAAGCGTTGCTATATTTCTCAACATTGTTAAACCATATTGTTGAATACTCGTCATCAAATTCAAATAATGAAACCCATTTAGAATTTGAATTTTTAACACCAAAATTAATTTGTAAGGTGTAATTAGGTTCTTCAGTCCAAGCAAGTTTAATAACTGTTAAGTCACCAAAGTCGAAATTATTTAAAAATTCAATAATAACATCTTCATCTGTGTGAACAATGATTAATTCATTAATTTTTAATTTTTGAGTTTTTAATGACTCAATACATTTTGTAAAATACTCAGAGAAGTCAAAGGCCCTCCCGGATTTAATTGGTAATATTACTGATACGTCAAAATAGTTTTCCATATTATTCTTCAATTGTTTCTAGTTTATTTAATTGTTCTGTGAACGATTCTAATCTTGTATTCATAACTTTATCAAAAATTGATAATGCTTGTTCATCAAACATTTCTTTAGTTAAAAGTTCTTCTGATGTTTTTTTCATACCATCAAGTAAAGTTTCACTAACATTATCTTCTAACCAATTTTGTAAATAATCGGCAACAAAATCAACAATTTGAACTTTGTTATTTATCCATAGACCATTATCTTCGTTCATCCAATCAGGTACCATATTAGGAACCAAACCTAATACAGGAACATTTGATTTAATCGATTCTAACGGGAATGTTCCATAAGCACTTGTTTCATCAATCCAAACAGATAAACAACACTCTTGAATACCTTTAGCAAACTCGTCTTCAGATAATGTTCTTAAATCTCTAAAAGTTATCCAACGATATTGTGGAAATTTAACATAGAAACTTTTAATTAAGTTAATTGTGTCTCTATGTTCTCTAGTGTGAACTGCAATAATAGGTTTAGCCGGTAAATTACTTGGTTTAAATTTATCTGAAAAATATGGTTTTAAAACATCATAAGAGACTCCTCTCATAATACCCTCAATAAATTCTTTTTGATAATCAGATGTTGTAATACATTTGTAAAATCCTAATTGAGTCCAACTTTCTCCAGGTTGTAACGTTTCAAAAATATGGTCGTAAGCTTGACATAACACAATTTTACCGCAAGGTAATTTAGATACTTGACTCATTACATACCCAAAAAGTTCCGGAATAATTAATAAATCTTCAGGAGATACTTCTAAATTTTGACCTTCAATAACTCTATGAGGAAGTGTCATATATTCTTCACCTAACCATTCAGAAACACCTGTATAGTCAGAACTTTCGTGTAGGATTATCGGGTTATACCCTCCTTTTAATAATGCCATACCTAATCTATAGATATAAGCAATAGATGCTTTGGCGTTACCTTTTGTGTCTTGAGCAATAAGATAAATTCTGGCTTTCTTATTTTTCATATTCTCAATAGACAATTCTAATTTTGATAGTTGTTCTTGATTCATATTATAATTTGTTTAGTAATTTTTTATATAGTAACGTGTTAAACGCTATTTTAAACGGTATTGATAAGTTATTTGTTCCTTTAGCCCCTAATGTTTCATCAATTTCTTCAGGCTCATCCATAATAATTTCCATCATTAATTTAACGGTTTCATATTTTATAATGCTAATATGCGTTGTGTCCGTAATACCTGTTGATGGTGTAACTTCTTTTATTTGGACGTAATCATCGATTTTATCTAAATCTAAATAGTAGTGTTCTCCTAATACTTTTAACATTATAGTATTTTTATTAATTCGAATTCAAATTCTTTAAGGTTAGTTATAGAATGTTTTGTTTCGATATGTTTATTGTATTCCGTTTGATATTTAATTAATATTTTATCATCCGGATGTTCTAATAATAGTGCAGGGTTTGATGTAAGTAAAACATCAATCTCATCCCACATTGAATTTATTGTCAAATTACTATAGAATTTTACTTTTTCTACTTGACAACCAAATTTTGATAAGAA